GTACCGAACAGGATGGTGCCATCCTGCTTGATCGTTAGCTTTGCCGTGCCGTTGATTTTGAAATCGATTTGGCCTCGATCGTCATTTGTATCAGCAACATTAAAGACATTATCGAATGAAAGAATCCCTGATGCACCAGATGCTCGAGAGATTCGCGCATCGTAGGTTGTGTTGACCGCAGCGTCACTCGCCCGGAAATCAAGATTCGTTGTACCGGCCTGCGACGTTGTGCGACCGTAGGCGAGTGTGGTCGTTGAGACCTTTGCTCCGTCAGTCGTCCAGTTGTTGAAGTCGATTCGACCAAGTGAAAATTTTGCTGGTGTCACATTGGCATCGGCAATCTTCAACGTCGTCACTTGAGAGTCTCCGATGTTGCCGGTGCCAATAGTTTTGACCCTGAGCTGACCACCTGAAACCTCCAACGTGCCGTCGGCGACTGCTCCACCTGGGGAACCGGCAACAAAGACCGATTGGTTTAAGATGTTGTTGAGCTTCGTGCTGGTGATTTGCTCGTTTGGAGTGAAATCTAATTGAGATGTATCAATGACTGCCATGACTTAATTCTGTGAAATGATTTGTCGGTTGGTTAGTGATGCCGATGCGGCAACAGAGATGACCTTTGGAGACCCCGTGATGCGGTCGAGAATCACAGTGCCAGTGAAACCACGAATACCTCCCAGACGTGCCCTGACGTTCGCCGTGTCGCCGTCCCCGAGCTTCTCGCCAATGAGCGTCTCGGTCGTGTTGATCAACTCTGCATTGTCGGGGTCTTGACTCGAGAATGAGATCGAAAGGTTACACTCGGACTGGGTGTCCAGTGCCTGCATCTGGATCTGGGTGTCGGTGAATCGCTTGCGATCCATCGATCCGAGATCGTATCCGCGCGAGACCAGTCGTGACTGGATCGCCGGGAGGGAGGGAGTTGATTCCAGCGGATCCACCGACAGTTCGTCGTTGTCTTGGTCGACTGAGTCAACTTCGTGCAGGCCACCAGTGGCGGTTACGATGTACAGCGCGTTGCGTGCACCTGACTTGCCGATGTGGAAATTGAGAATGTTGAATCGGCTGTCGCCATAGGTGTCGATCGACTCCCAGCCCTTGTTGAGGAAGTTATAGATCAGCACCGTGTTGTTGCCGTATGCCGGGATGCCGTCGGCTGCGTCGAGTGGAACCGCCAACCAGTAACGGTTGTTGAAGTAGATGCCGACCGAGTGGTCTGCGATGCCTTTGTTGATCCGATCGATGTACGGCTGGATCGTGATCGACAACGGGGTGTCAATCCCGCGCAGGTTGTATTGCTCGATGAACGTCAGGCCATACACGCCATTGTCCGACAGGAAGAAGACATTTGGACCTTGGACCACCACGCTTTTTCGAGCCAAGCAGCCGACTTCCGATGTCAGCTCTTTCACGACCGTGTCGGCCAAGGTGCCCTGCGTCCCGGCAACCAAGTGCAGGCTGTTACGGTTGAGAACCATCAACGCGTCGTCGTAGAACGGTTGCATGGCCACTGTGAAGTCAGCAATCCCGCCGGTGATGCGGAATTGGTTCATGATCTGGTCGTAGGTGTCGCTGTCGAGCACGTCCGAGGCCATGATCTCATCACGGGTGCCTCGGTCGGTGTACGTCGGGACAAGCAGTGTGCCGCCGGTTTCGTACCAATAAGGAACCCACAGGCGACGTTGGAAGTAGGTGCCCCACGGCGGTGCCGGGATGTGCGAAAAGCCGCCACCAATTGATTGGACATACGAAAAGTGAATCGTATGCGTTCCGGATGGGTGGGGCGATTGAAACGTGAATTTGTTGTAAAGCGGGGTCGTTGCGACAACAAATCTGTCGCCGACTGCTATTTCATCGACTGCTCCCGGGACAGTAATTACCTCGAGAATATCCCCCGGAGTGAATCCAGATGTCTCAAGACTGTTCAAAGTGTAAGATGTGCCAGAAGTGAATGTCTGGGCCGCGGTAACCTCAATCGTTCTGGTTGCAGCGACGTAGTTTGCGACTGTTGTTGCTGCGTTTGAGTTGATCTGAATTGCTGCACCATTGTAGAAGTCTTCAATGTCAGATGCTGGCGACCCATCGTCAAAATATGCCGGAAGAACGACAAACTTGCCACCAGCACCGACGACTGATCCTGTCATCGACAGAAGATTGGCCGGGGTTGACGTGACTACGCCACCGGAAAATGTGGTGGATGTCGAAAACGTAGCAGGCTGCGAATATGGACCGCCTGCCATCGGGTAAAAACGGTCGCCTGCTTTACCATTCCACTGCAATGCACGCTTTCCTTCGCGAAAGATAATCACCTTGTCGAATGCCTGCAACATATGGCACTCGGCATCGATCGTCGTGTTGGGTGGAAGTGAAATCGTCGTCGATGCAAACGTGTCCAGAGAGATTTTCCGAACGTCGATGTTAGTGGCGATCAGAATGAACTCAGAATTCTCCGAACCGGGGTCGGAAAATAGGCAGGATCCGAAAATGTTGGACACCGCGAAGTCGTTCAACCTTGAATTGAGGTAAGCATTCGCGGTTGTGGCCAACGCTCCTGTCGTTGCCGACACATAATCGAACGTCAGCGTACTTGCTCCCGTAACCGTCATTAAATACGACCCTGCCGGAGGTGCACCGGCAGTAGAAAATGGTGCCGTGGCACCCAAGGTCGTGTCGCCAATCGTTGCGTAGCCAGACCCAGTCAACCCGTGGGCAACCGATGTCGTTATTGTGATCAACGAGGTTGTTGTCCGGGTTGCAGTCAGCGTTTTGTTGGCATCAATCACGAAGAATGGCACCGTCAATGGTGCTCCACCCGTGGAAATCCCAACAGATTTTGCAATGACAGCCTTCCGCGGCTTCCAGAACCCGTCCATCCGACCGTTGATCGATTCGCGGACCTCGCCGGGTTGCAGTTGGTTCAGTTGCAGACGCTGATTAACGCCCGTGAACATCCGATCTCCATCAGTGGAGATTGGATCGCTCATGCCTGACCCGAACTGAGACATCTCGGTAGGTTACGCGGTGTATGCGATCACAACTCCGGTGGTTCCAGACGCAATCGTAAATCCGGTGAACACTCCACCGAGGTCGCGACCGGCAGGAATCGTGATGTTAATCAGCTTTGTCGAGGCATTCGTCAGATTGCTCGATGCAATCGCTGAAAACGATGTGTCGGCAACAATAGAAAGCCAACGGAAGTTCCCAGTGACGGCATTATCTGCCGCCGTGTAAACTTGTCCACCTTGTTGTCCTTGTAGTTGGTAGGAATCTCCTCGAGCCATGCCAATGGATTACAACAGATTGACGGCACCGTCAATTGAGGGACTGAGCACACATTGGAACTAAAAGAAAATGATGTGCCGCTTTGTCAGACCCGCAGCGGCGGCGGGCAAAAAACAATTCCTCTGACATGGAACGCTTAAACGTACCCAAGAAAATGGTGGCAGGGGATCCCCCAACCGGTAACGCCCAGTCGGCCTGCCATTATGTATGCTCCCTCGTCAGACCCACGGGAGCGGTGGGCTAGAAACGCCTACTGACGTGGCCGAATTCCCCAGTCTCTCCTGAGCGTCACCTTGTTTGTGGAATATCCAAAAACACTGGGAAAGGTCCCCATTTTTCCGTAATGACAACAACAGAAAATTTACAGACCCGCTTCGGAAAGCGCGTCGCTGGCAGTCTTGTCGATCACCAGCAGGCGAAGCTCTTTACGGCTAACACCAATCTCGGCATCGCCGATAAGCTGGGCGAGCTTCGATGCAGTAATCTTCAAAAGGACAGGCTCACGGGTGCGCTTTGCACGCTTGGTAGTTTCTTCGCTCATAATAATGTCGGTTGCGTCGCCATCATTGGCGACAGGGACAGCGTAATCAGCGCGATCGATGTCGCAATCGAAAACGATGAACTCATTAAGCACACCGAATGGTGCGCCCCCGCCACGTCAAACGAAACCGAAAACGAAATCGGCGGCAGGGACGCTGGATTGCCGTCTAAACCCAAAAAGACGGCAGCCACCCGGGGAATACCACGCATTTTTAGTGCCGTCAACCTGCGTACCTACAAGGATTTGAAAAATAAATGAAAAATAAATGCGATTTTGATGTACAAACCTGATCGGTCGGGTAAGTTCTCTTCAGTTGCACGACGCGACGCTAGATCCAAACCAAATAATCCAATGACAACTAACCAAATCGCAAAACTCCATCAAGCCTTCAATCGCCTTGAGTCCGACATTCCTCTCTATCTTGTAATCGCGCTGTCGGATGCCTTCAAAGTGAACCAAGAGGAAATCGTTCGCCAATACGAAGCTTGGCAGATTGCCTGATCAACCACAAGCCGTGGTTCAATCCCACGGCCTCAATCATTAACTCCTAGAAAAAAATGAAACTACAATACGGACAAAATAGCCCATACACGACCACTGGTATCAATGGTTGCGATCACGGGACGATCATCAAAAACGATGGCGAGATTATCGACATGACCCAACAAGCCTACATCAACCAAGGAGGCACGCCAACTGATTGCTGGTATGAGGCACGCGCTACCAGTCGGACGAGACGTGATGCCGATGGTGACCCAGTCCAATACAAGGTCCAATGGGAGATCACAAACAGTGACACTGATGATGAGTCGGAAGCCTGTAACTGGGATGATTTTTCAGTTTCTGAAATCTAAAAATCCCGCCGGGGTTCGATCCCCCGGCCCTAATCATTCACTCCTAGAAAAAAATGATCACTCCACAAAACGAAACAGCTAACGGTGCCGACCAAACGTCGTTTCACCTCCCGGACGAATACAAGTGGCAAACCCCGGCACAGGTAATCATGCCTGACGGATCACTCGAACTGCGCGACAAATACAACAATCGGCTCGTCGCAGTGAAGCACGCCAACGGACGGTGCTACGAAGTCGATAGCCGCAAAAAGCGGAAACTCGGCAGAATCTCCCAAGAAAATTTCGACGATCTCGCTAAAACCGAATTCTAATCATTCACTCCTAGAAAAAAATGAAAGCGAAAACAATCTGGGACACACTCGTCGAAAAACTTGGACGAAATCCAACCAACGCAGAATGCCGGGCAGAATGCCTGCGAATCATCAAATCAATCAAGCCATGAAAAACGAAGCAGCAGTCGCACTCGGTAAGCTATCCCACTCGCGCCAGTCAGAAAAACAATCCGCTGCCAGTGCCGAAAACGGAAAGAAAGGTGGTCGCCCAAACTCTAGCATGAACCAAAAGGCCCGGTCCAGCTCGCAGATCGACAGAGCGATATGCCATCTTGAACTTTACATCGCCAAGGACGAGAACAAACACTGGCGGTTCTACAATTTCCGATCAGCACGACCACAAGGGAATAAACACTGGGAGGGACCACTCAACCAGTGGACTCTCAAAACTTGGATTGCTCGAGCCGACAAGATCTGAGACAAGCGTCAGAATCCACTCACAAGCCTCACTGGTCACCCGGTGGGGCTTTTCTGTGTCCAATAGCAACGGTGATGCTGTGGGCGATCCTGGACCAATAATAGCCACACCAGTGATGACGATAATGATGACGATAACAGATGGCCCACTTCTTCATTTTTTAACGGGCAGGGTAATGGTTCGCGCTTCTGCGCGGTCGGCCCTGCTCGACCCCCTCCCCCCCTGTCCGGGCTGGGTTTGATGCTTTCACTTGTTACAATGGTACTAATGCGTGGTGATGTTCCACGGTCGATGCCGCAGTATCAATGACTTACACAATCCACGACTGTGGAACAATCCAGATCGTGCATTACGGTGCCACTATTGAGAATGTGACTGCTTTTGTGCATACCCAACAACTGTTTGAAACGTAACGATGACAGCGGCTCGGGCGCGTTGCTGATTCTCTTTGAAAAAGTGCGACCCATTTCTGCTGGCATTTCGTCTGGTATTCTGATGGCACAGTGGCTGGCCATTGCTCGGGCGTTTGGGGGTGAGGTGGCAGGCAGGTTGCTGGGGTCTCCTCAAAAGTGCTGGGGTATGCTGGGGTCTCCTGCAGGGGTACCCCAGCACGATTTCGCCTAGGGGCATAAGGATTCCAGCGTGTCTGCTGGGGTTGCAGGGGTCTATTTTCTATGTTGTGGAAATTGCACATTATTTGGCGATCCTTTGGATTTTACCGCTCATACTTCGTATTTTTATCTCATTTATTCAACATAGGAAACAGACCCCAGCATCCCCAGCAAGAGGCTACAGCCCTTATAGAATATAGGAAAAAAAGTGCTGGGGGTGTTCAAATACTCCCCAGCACTTTGGGGGGGTACCCCAGCAGATCTGCTGGGACGCTGGGGTCTATTTCAGGTTTTGCCAAAAACCACGAAAAAGCCCGGATCCCACTGAGGAACCCGGGCTGATGCCTAGTCTGGCCTGATCTGGTCAGCCGGTGATGCGGTTGATCTCGTCGTTGAGGTACCAGATCGCCTTCTCGAGATCCTCGACAGCCTTGGCTGAGTCCTTCTGACCGGCACGCCAGATGTACTTGATCGCGTTGCCCCGGTTGAACGTCATGTGCCGGGTGACCTCGATGCATTCGATGCCGCTGGGGTGGCTAGTGTAATGCGCTGGATGGTCAACCGGGTCGTGTGCTGGCTTCAACTTCCATGGTGGCATCGACTGGTCATTCGCTTGTCCGTTTGAGAAGGTCATGGTGCCACCTCCTTTCCGACGACGACCGTCTCACCGATCTGTTCGATGACCAGTTCGCGCTTGGGCTTTGCCTTTGGCTTACTGCGCTCCTCCTCGAGATCAGCCAGTGCCTTGTCACGCTCGCGCTCCATCTTCTCCATGACCTGTCGGAAATGAGCGATGGTGCAGGTCTTGGTGTGCCTGAGATCAAACGCTGCGTCGGTCTCAGGTGTGGGTGCGAGAGGTTCTCTCGGTTCTTCTTTTGGTTTCATAATGATTTAATGATGATGATTGCAGTGACAATGGTGCTTATCGCTGCAGTGACACCTGTCACAATTGCTTCGATTGATTGATGGTCCATCTTATTGGCATGATTCACATGTTTTATCTCCAAGTTGACAGGCTTTGCTGGCATCAAGATCGCTCCAATCGATATTATCATCGTCGGTGATTGCGCGGCTGATGACTGATTGGCTGTCCTTGACGAACATCCCGTCGACCATCTTGCCTGTGCGCTTGGAGATTTCTGTCAGCGCAGCATGAAGGCAATCGTCGATGCTCAAGCCCATCATGTCTGCTGCAAGTATGATGGTGACCATGATATCACCGATGCCATCGACGAAATCCATCAACGCTTCGTGCTCGTCATGGCCATTGGTTGCCAGCATCCACTTCAGTGCTGCGTCTCGAGTCTCGATCAACTCTTCCTGAGTCTTCTCAAGTTGCTTAGTCACTGACCCGCTGCCATCGATGCCAGTGATGCCTCGGCTAATGCCCCAGCTTTTTACGTCTTCAATTAGTTCGCTTAGTGTTTTGCTTTCTATATTCATAATTCGATTTTATAGAGGTTGATTCCTGTTCGTGTTTTCGCTGAGATTGTTATTCCTGACTCCTCGTCGCGTACCAGTTTCTTCAAATAGATACCGCATGCGCTCGAGTAGTTGAGCAACTGGAGTGCCTGCGTCTTGACGACCGACGACGACTGTACAAGTCGCGACTGAATTTCGGTGGCTGTGAGTTCGCACGGCATGTCGTTCCAGATGTCGAATCGATTTCCGCTGACATCGGTGGCGATGCGGAGCAACTCTAGCAACTGCTTCTCAGGACTGGTGGCATCCACCTTGCCGAGAAGCTCTGGGTCACGCCATGCAAGGATGCCTGACCGAGTGTCTCGAAGCTCTACTGGTACAACCCACTCGACCAGTTCGTAGGCGAATGCCTCGGCCTCGGCCATGATCATCCGTTGCAATTGATCCCGGCCATGAGACGACGACGTATCGACTGGCAGATTGACTTTGCTGACGTGCAACAATGCGATCTTGTCGGATACGTCTGGCTCAAGCGGTGGAATGACGTTGAGTGCTTCCGGGGTATCATTGCAGCAAACCAGCACACTCCACACGGGTCGCACGCTGATGGATGACTGGTGACGCTTCCGCATCTGCACCGCCTGTGGATACATGGCCTCCTTGAATGCTGCACCGAATGCCCGTCGTGCCCGGATGTCCGGGTTGCCTGCACAGTCATCGATCAAGAGCAGCTCGTTGCCGATCAGGTCGTCGTTCCACAGCATATTACCTGACCATGCTGACCACGGGTTTGCCGACCGCTTGCCCAGCATCTGGGTGACCAACCATGCCAGTAGACTCTTGCCCGAGTTGACCTCTCCGGCGATGACCAGCATGGGTGCCGGGACGTGGATCCCTGCTTGCACCGACTTGTAGCGAGATGAAAGCCACGATAGGAACACCTCAAGTGCCGTCTCGTTCGGAAATGCCTGAGTGATGATGTCCTCAATGAGCGGGAACGATCCCTGAACCGGCTTGGGTTGAATCGCCTCAGACGTGATCAGGATGGGCATCCCGGACTGGTCGATGACCCGACCGATCTTGTGACCGGCGATGCTGCCTGACCACTGGATGGCACCATCGATCTCGCGGGACGCGATTGATGCTGCCACGGCGTTCTTCAGTTCCTTGGCATCCTCGTAGGACGGTGCGAGGTACCGGGTCACGCCGGTCACGATCGGCTTTGACCGGCCAAACGTGTGAAACGCATTACCGACCTGTAGTAGATACTTGCCGGTCGGTGCGTCGTAGTACAAGTCGCCCGGGGCGAATGCCTGCATGGTTGACCCAGTCGTGGCCGGTGGCGGAGTGGTGAGTGCAGCCCGAACGTCGGCCTTGGCATCGATCTGGTCACGCAGGTTCTTGCTTGGTTTCCACCCGTTGTTCCCGGCGTGGAACCAGAGCGTGCCCTGCTTGAAATCTTGCAGGCGGTGGATGAATTTCTTGGCGTATTCGCCATCTTCCACCTCT